AATTCGTCAAGACCATAAAAAAATAGATAAATTTTATGGTCTTAAATGTTAAAATATAAAATCAAAATGCTACTCTAATTCAATCACAAATTATTTTAATAGTGGTAGGTCTTTAAGACTGACTAATTTTCCGGCTCTCACAACTTTGCAGATAGCCCAAGCGTTACCTACATTCGTCTTGTTATGTAGTTTATATTTAGAGGACGCAAACTGGTTCAGGCTGGGATAGAAACTCGTGGCTACCGGTAGTTCATCAACGACATCACATATACTATCTGACATCTTATTATAGTAACCCCTATAGGTATTACCACCCTTGACTTTTAACTCTATAAATTCTGCGTTATTGAGATAATTCTTGAGGGATTTTCTTGACCCTTGATTCGCAGTTCCAAAGAATTGTCTTATATCCTTTTCATCTGCTTTCAAGTATAATTCTTTCTGTCTCTTATATACCGGTGTTGTAAATAGCCAGTTATCATTTTCCTCGTCCTCATCGTCCTCGTCTTGTAATAGTCCATCAAGTTTCGCTTTATAGTCTGTCATACCAAGACAATTGCATACCAGTTCAGAATCAAGATTTTCTCTCTGGATATACGCTTTAACCTTTTCAACTTGTTGCTGTGCTACACCTTTTATAATATTGGTTCTTTCGTTATACCATTTTTTCTGTTTTTCAGTTCTTTGTTTTTTCTTTTGTATGGCTTTTATTTTTTTCTCTATTTCTGCTTGTTGTTTTAGTAAAACCTCCTCCTCATCAACCTCCTCCTCATCAGGCATTTCTACAACATCACCACCCCAACCACAATCAAGGCAGTTACCATTTTTATAATTAATTTGGTAACTTGGTAAAATTGCGGAACATTCCATACATTCAACCTCATCAACCACATCAACATCATACTCTTTAAGTAATTGAATGTTTTTCATAAAGGCGATTGGTTGGTTGTTAATAGAATCCGCTGTAAGAGATTCTATCTCACATTCCTCAATCAATACCGGTGTCATTTCTGGAACTCCATCTATAGTAGGAGTCCAAACATATGAGATGATATTCCCAACATAAAGTCTTTGCATCTTTCCTTGAATAAGAACGATTGTCATTTTGTATATATTAGATATTGTCTTTTCTTTAAGTCCTTTTCGCTTAAGTTATTTAATTGATGTTATCTGATAGGCTTGTGAAAATACTTATCAATTTTTTAGATAATGTTTTTCAATTTTCTGACCTTGAAGTTGTGTATTGCTTATGTATTATAATCCTTTGTCTTGTAATAATCAATTTTGCTTTTTTATTTTCTCATCAATTTTTTAGAAATATATAATCAATTTTTCGTCTCATAAAAAAAGGGTTTCCCCCTATTTAAGTGTTAAATAAAATACATATCCATTTTTTATTTAATTATTAAAGTAATCTGTTCGCTGTAGCAGTTCGTTTAGTTCATCAAGGTCTTTTTTATACTGGTATAGTGAATTACACACATTCAAATACGCATTTTCATTTTTACTTGATGAAACTTTATCCTCTGCATCAACATTTATAAAGCATATTTTTTGTTTTGATTTTTCTCTCGTCTCGTCCTCAATTTTATACATCATATTAAGCCATTTCTTTTTTCCCTTTTCGTATTGCTCTTTATTTTTATTATAGATACCGGCTTGTAACCAAGCACTTGCTTTACTCATCTTAATAGATGAATCAGAAACCTTACCTTGTAATTGAGAGACCATAGTCATAGCACTCTCATACTGATACTTTGCATCTTGCTGAATTTTATCTCTTGCATCTTGGTAAATTGCGTTCATCTTGCTGTTGTATATATTAGATACTCGTCTTTAAGTTGCTTTGGTTATATATAAATCCTTTCTTTCAAAATAAATCAATTTTTTAATTAATTATTCTGTGGTGATTGGGTCTATACGAAATTGCTCTCTTATTTGCTTGTTATTATGCATATAAATTCTTTATTTAAAAACAAATCAATTTTTTAATTAATTCTTTTTCCAAGACAGAACCAGCAAGTTTTTGCTCTATAATAAAATTCACCAGACATATCCTTTACCGGTGGAAACCCAGTTTGAAATGGATAAATCAATTTACATTTTTTACATCTTATATACCACAGGTTTGTATCCTCGCAGTTTCCGTCAGCGAAAATTGTGTTAAAACCATTAATATCTTTTAATACAATTCTATTGTCCGTCATCTTATATTTTACCTATAATATATTCACTATTTCCCAAATCAATTTTTTTTTAAATTAATAAATAATTTAAGCAGGATAAATACCTTGTCCTCCCATTCGTCTCATAACTCTACCAATTCTTTCATTTTGTCTTGCAATTCCTAAATCACCGGTAGGATTATAAATAGCACCACCACGACTGGTATATCCAGCAGGGAAAATAGAACCACCTCCAACAGGATAAATAGAACCACCAGCCCTAACTGGAACTGCTCGTCTTGATACAGGCATAGCCAATTGCGGACTGCCGTGAATGTAAGGTGTCATTTGTGCTGAATTAACTCTTGCGTGAGGTGACATAGTCATCATATCAGATGAGGGCATAATCATTCGCTTTGAGTGACTCAAGAAACCATCACCACTTTTTTCTGGGGCTGACATACTTTCTCTTGCATAATCTTTTGCAATATCCAAACCACCATAGGCTACCTTTTTTGTTTGTCCTCTTAATACTGCTTTCGCAATATCTTTTTCTCTACCCTCAAGTTTTTCATCAATCAAACTATCAAGTTTATCAAACGCCATTTTCTTACCATCTGCTAACAAATCCTTACCAAGTTTTTTAGCGGATTTTTTCTTACCAATTTGCGATGCACCGGCTTTTCCAAGAGACGAACCTAATTCAGCACCCATCATAGCACCCTCCGGACCACCGATATAAGCACCTATAGATGTCCCAATAGCAGTTGCACCTTGTTCTACAATCTGCTTACCGATGTCTTGGACTACTTTAGATTTAACTGCTTTATCAAGCACCGGTTCAAGTTGTCTTGTTGCTTTTTTACCGATAACTTTTTGACTTGCTTTTCGCACTCCTTTACTTATGGATTTTGCTACACCTTTCAATTTACCACCCTCTTTGGATTTAATAATGTAACCTAAATCCTCAATATCATCAATAGCACTACGAACCAAATCCTTTTTTCTTGGACGACCTCTTTTCATAGGCATACGCATTCCGTAACCCATCTGTCCGTAATGACCCTCAAGTTCCTTACCAGCAAGAGAACCCATAGATGCACCAGCCAAAGCACCAGCCGGTCCGCCGACTAATTCACCAACTCCACCTAAAGCAACCGGTAACCCAACATCAATTAGCGATTTTGTTGCAATTTTTCCCTCTTTACTTGTAAGTGCTTTTCCTACACTTTTACCGGCATCACTCACACCTTTACTAATAGATTTGCCTAAATGTTTCATACTGAAACCCTCACCAGCCATTCCATCACAGGATACTCTCATACCCTTTCCTCTGCGAATAGCAGACATAAGTTTTTTCATTTTATCAGCACCCAAATGAATCAGATGCTTTCCCTCATCAGTAATCATTTTTGGTGAAATATTAATTGCACCTCCAGATTTTAAAGCCCTTTGTTGTGCTGGGGATAGTTTCACAACAACCCCTCCGTGATGAATTGAACTACTCATTATATATTATAGTAATAGAAAATAAATTTGCTAAAGGTATAAATTATAAAATTTTTATATCTTTATAGTCTCATTTTGGTTTGAGAATTTTTAAGAAATTTTGTTATTTACATAACTCTTGCACCGGTTCTGATGTCAATTGTTATTTCTCTCTCAAATTCTACGAAACACATTAGTGTAATATCTACAGGTGACAAGTTTGTTCCAAGCAATTGAACTGCCTTTGCAACTCCGTCCTCTGATGGAACAGAACGAGATGCATCTCCGTAGTAGTATCTGTATAGACTCTGGAAATCCTCGTATGAGATTTGTCCGCTACCAAGAGAGGTTGTTAGTGACCCATTCAACTGGTTACTGCTAACAAGTTGTTCGTAAAAGGTCTCAAAGTTATACTGGAGATTGTTGATGAATAAATTCTTTCCAGAAATTTGAATGTTAAAGTTTCCAAGAGGAATTGGGTCTGGTGTTCCACCGGTAGTAGAGAAAGGTGAAAGCAGAGATGATGATGTAACTCCTACAGCGGTAGTCGTAGCACCAGAGATAGTTCCAGCAACACCATTTTGGGCTTGTGCTAAAAGAGGAACTACGAGGATACTGCGGATATTAGGAATACCATTTGAAACAAGGAGATTGAATGTAGAACCAGCAGTAATACCGGAAAACTGATATTGGAAAATATCGTTGTATAGAACCTTTTTAGTAGGAGTAAGGGAAAGATACCTCTGTTCTGCAATTGGCGACATAGTATAGCAAGGGGCGTATAGTCTTGTGCTGGTAAGTGGTGCTTGAATTTGCTGGGTAAGTTGTGAAAATTGGGTCTTAACAATTGAAAGACCAACCTTGAAATTAACAACCTCACCAAGAGCGGTAGCAGGGGCATCAAGAGGAGATGCAGGTTGTCCTATATCATTAGAACCTACCATAACAGGGTTCGTTCCACCACCTCCAAGAATAACAGGAGGACTTGTAAGAACCATTTGAGATGAGGCAGTTTCTCCTCCACTACCAACAACGGCATTAACCAAAGCACCTTCAAAGAATACTTGGTTAGTGTTAAGGTAAAGTCTCATCGTAGAACCCTTAAGTAAAGGGCATTTGCAGAAAAAGTCGGCAACATCTTTAAGACGAATAATGGATTGGAAAACCAAAGCACGAGAACCGACAGCCGTTTGGATATAAGACTGAAAGGTTTGGGCGAAAGCAGATGACTTTGTTCCTAAAAGACCAGTTTGGTTTTGACTGACAGATGTAAGGGCAAGACCGGTGTTACCAACAACACCAAAGTTAAGGTATTCAATACGCTTTTTAAGACCCTCATTAGACCAGCATCTATAGTCAGTAACAGATTTAAAGCAACAAGTTTGACTATTGATGTTATAGTCTGCAACAGCAGAGGTAGATGTGGCTGTAAGTCCAGATGCATCAATCGTTCCAGATGGAGTAAAAGGAGCAATAGGGTCTGGAGATGGGTCACCGGTAAAGGTAGCAGTTCCACCAATAGTAGATGTTGTGGTTACATCAATATAAGATGTAATATCTACATAAGGGCAGACTCTATTGTTACAGATACCAGTTCCACTTGACGATAGAGCATTTACACCGGAAGGAGCAACTGCGTTATACAACCAAGAACGACTACTATCAGGGCAAAAACCACAAACAGCACCCCAGTTTTCAATATCGGCATCACACCACGATGTAAGTGCCTTAAAGGAGCAAAACAAGTTAAGAAATGGGACTTGCTGTATGATGTTTCCGTTGTTAAATTCACAAGTAAGTGAGTGGAGAATGTTCCAGTAACCATTCTTAAGACCTAAAAACCAATCAAGGTCAGGGGCAGTTGCACTTGTGATAGCAGATGATTCAACTTGCAAAACAAGAGGAATAGCCAAGAATGATTCAGACCAACCAATATATCCACCGGCATTAGCAAGAGGAGTCGTATCCAAAACAATTTGGGACGAGTAACTGCTGTTGTTGTTATCATTCACATAAAGCCAATCCTTTTGGACGAATTCGCTGGAGGACACTTCTGTGTTGATGCTTTCTTCAAAGACAAGATTATCCATTTTATATTATATCATTAGAAAAAATTTTTCGTCTAAAGATATACAAATTTTTCCTTAAGAAATTTTAATCAAAGGTAATATATTTCTTTGGGATTCTGGGTTTGGAGATTTTCAGATTTTTTAATGAATCAGTTGCTTTTCCTAATCTACCATTTTCATAAACTTGTTCTGTTAAACCAGAACCGATTATTCGTTTGTTATTTGATGCTACTTTTTTTGCTAAAGGTTTAAATGAATGACGACCAGATGAACCCTTTCGTAACTTGTGAATATACATTTTATACTATATATTAAGAAAATATTTTTATGCAAAACCTACATCACCCTCATCACTAATAATAAGCAAAATAACGAAATTTGGGTCTTCAATTGCAATAGGATTATTATTCTGGTCTGCAAATTCAACTACAAATTTATTATATTGACCCTCTTGTATGTTAATAAAAATCAACTGATTTGGTGAAATAGTAAATTGTTGTCCGAATGTCGCTTGTGGGCTAAATGAATAAAGTAAATCGTTCGGAACAGCGTAGTTATTGTTTATCAGGTTACATTTCAACAAAAATGATGATAATGGACTCACTTGAGGAACAATATTACTGCTAAATACAATATTACCACTATAAGGTGTTCCAGCACCGGTTTGAACTTGGGCTGGGGGAACACCGGTTATAGTTGCCTCTGCATAATTTCCACTTGCACCGGTAGGATAATATCCGGCATTACTAAATCCCACAATATTCCTAAAGTTATTTGGTAACAGACGGAACATCGGAACTATATTATTATTAGGAACAACCCAAGTTGCACCAGCAGGGTAAGAATATTCACCAGACCCAGTTCCAATAACAAACAAAGTTGCATTCATCAAAAAGGTAGTTAGTTCCACCTTGTATGTAGAGGCGTTTGTTCCAAGACTCAAAAAATAAACAAAGTTCTGGGTATCATTATCAATTAAATAATGTAGGTTCTGAATCATAACAAATTGTAGAAACTCATTTAAGGTGGCTATTGTATAGTAGCCATTTGGAATATTTACGCTATATTCTGTTCCATCTACCCACACATATTTAAAAGTATTATTCTGATTTGCAGATGTAATATTAAAAGTAGAGTAATACATTTCTAACGACGCAAGTGCTAATTTTTGCCCCTTTTGAATAGCAACATTACCGGCAGGAAAGGTGTATTCCAATCTGCTGTTAAATGTGTTAGGAACAATATTACTTTCATTTAAAATCAAAGTTCTCATTTTCTATAGTATATAGAGATAAAATAATATTTTGTCTAAACACTCAATTCTAATAAAAGGTCTAATGCTTGGTTTCGTTTCAATCTACCATCACTCAAAAACTTGACTACAAATCGTCTTAACTCACGAATAACCGATGGATTATTGTTTCCGGCAATATACTGACCTTTCAACATCTCAAATCTTTCTAAATCATCTTTTTCCCCATCTGATATTGTTTTCTTTATTTTTAATGTATCACTCAATCCAGACCCTTGAACTATTTTTTCCCATATTTTTCGTTCCTCAACCGGTATATTATCATACATTCTTGGGTTGTGTTTTCCACTATCCAAGACATCATTCAAATATTCCTTAAATATATCTGATACCGGTATAGGCTTAAATTGTGGAATTCGTCCAAGACTTTTATACTTAACATTCAAAATATCATTATCTTGGAGTTGTTTATTGTGGATTACATATTTTCCAAGTTGTCTATAAGGGGGTAATTTTTTATCTGCTATTCCAGATGCTATTTTCATTTTTGGAACTTTGACTTTTACTTTTGATGCTTTCAATTTACCAGCGATACCAGTACCAGATTTGGATACAGGTTCTCTTGTTGTCATACTTGATGCACTACTGCGTGGGGGACTAAATACATCTCTTGCCTCTCTAAAAGATGGAGTCATACCAGATGTTCCACCCATTAATGCCCTTTCACCTGTAGAACGAGAAGTAGCATAAGCACTTGAATTAATAGCACTTACCAAATCAGGGTCGTTTGTTGCTTGTACTCTGGATTTAACTTCTCTTACTTTTAATTTAGGATTTACACCAGTATCTTTTTGAATTTCAGTATTAATTTTATTCATTTCTTTGGTATCCACTTTAATCAATTCTCCCTCTCCACCTACTAATACCAGTTGGTTACTTTGTGCGAGTAATCCAAAAGTTTGTCCCTCAACTACACCAGCGAACTCCAGTTGTCCCTCAATTACACCTGCCTCTCTCATTTCTGTTCTTACACCCTCAATTAAATCTCTAACTGATGCTAATTGTGATGTTTGTAGTGATGATAAATTATTGACACTATTTTCAATTTGTCTTAAATTATCTGCGTCAGTAAAACGCCGACTTTGAATGTCACTCAAAAGCATCTCAAATTGGTCTCTGGTTGGTAACCCTTGAATAGAGTTTTGTAATTCTTGATTTAACTTGTACGCTAATGCTGGGTCGTCTCTTGCAATTTCATCTAATCTTGTGTATAAACTTTCATCAGGTAGTAACGCCTCTAACATCTGTAACCTTTCAATAATGGGTTCTGTAATAGCAGTTGATACCTCCGCAAATCTAATTTTCATCGCATTTTCTAATCCAAGAATTTGATTCTTTGTAGGTACAACTGCCTTGAGTTCGTTGGTTGTGTCAATCAATTCATCAAACTTATCTCTCACATATCCAAGTCCATAAGCAGATGCTACCCCCTTACTTGCATCTAATTCCTCAATAAATTTCTTTAAAAACTCTATAAAAAAGGTGGGTGTTACAAGTTTTACATCGTATTTCGTAGAAAACTGCTGTTTAATAGATGGATATGACAGATTTAATTTGAATAAATCGTCTGCTGAAAGTTGTGACACGATCGTAGATGCCTCATCATAAGTAAATCCTAAATCTAAAATGTTTCTCATCGCATCACTTTCTTGTTTGCCTGTATCAAGGGCAAGTTCCTCTGCGGTTTTAAGGTTTGCCTCTGGTACAGGTGGCGGTACTCCTAAACGAATATCTCGTCTTGCTCTGGCGATGTTACTATCATTTGCTATAGCAATTTTAAGTAGTTGGTCTTGGGTCATTACTGCTTTGTCGTAATCTGCTGGGGTTCGCAAATTGCGAATCATCATTCCTCCGTATCCTGCCGAACTATTCATCTTTATATAATATATCAAGAGATTTTTTTTTGAAATATTAATTTTTTTATGAAAATATACCATCTGGAACTTCAAATACCTTGTCAAAATCACGCCTAAAGCGTTTGGACTTGTCCCCCTCCAAGTCTATCATCAAGAATCCAGATTTGTTGGCGGTTGCTTGATTATACATTTCAACTAAAATATCTTTACTTATGCCTAAATCATATTCTCTCATTATCATCGTTAAATTTTTCATACTGGAAACCTGTTTTATAATCAAATAGGTTAAATTAGATCTAATCATCTTTGGAACTGCATAATAACTCTGGGTAATATAGACTAAACTACACCCCTTTTTTCTTGCCCTTAAAAAGAACTGCTCCATCGGTTTTTGGTTCTTTTCTCCTACTAAATCGTCCATTACCAAAAGGTTGTTACATTCCTTATCAAATTTGTCTAAATCTGGTAATCCATCTTTATCAATCTCTCTCAACTCAAACCCACCAACCTTTTCAAATTTCTCGTCCAACCAGTTATATAGCGGTTCATCTTTATTTTTTGTCACGATTATGATTTTCTCAAAGGTTTTAGGCATATTGTGTAAAAGCGACAAAAGTGTTTGTGTCTTACCACTCCCAGAAGAACCAGTAATAAGCATTCTAAAGGGCAATTTTATATTGTGAATGTGGAAATAGGGATTGTGCTGTTTAGGTAAAAACTTTTTGGGGATTTTTTCATACCAATTTACTACCTCTGGTCTTGTCAATTCTCCTTTTTTATTCATACTTATATCATATATACAGATAATATTTTAGAAATCTATTTTATTTTCTCACTAAATAATATAAAAGATGGCAGAATTTCCACCACCAACAGAAAATTTACCTGTATTCAATCCTGCTGTATTCCCTAATACTGGATTAAGAGAATTATCAACAAAGGTTAAAGCGTATTTAGATCTAAATTATCTCAAATTTCCAACAACTCAAGCACAACAAGAAGTTTTTACATCTGGTCTAAAGACGATGACAAATTTAGAATTTGCAGATGGTTCTACGATGACTACTGCACCAGCAGGAACTACCCCTAATTTAAGTCAAGTTCTAACACAGGGTAATAATGCGAATTATCAAATTATAACAGGGGTACAAGCATTTCAATTAATACCAGCACAAGGACAAGCATCTACAGGACAGATATATGATGACTCTACATCTGGTACAAGTATTATGAGAATAGATAATGGAACTGCTGGTATCCAGATAGGTAACTCATCTGCTAATCCAATTTCTATTCAAGGAGCGAATGTTACTATAGATGGTTTTGTTAATGCAAACACGATCGCTACTACTTATGCCCCTTTAGATAGTCCTGTATTTACAGGGAATCCTACTGCCCCTACTAAACCAGCATTAGATAATAGCACATCACTCTCTACAACTGCTTATGTAGATAATGCCGTTGCTTCTGGTGGAATAGGTGCTAATCCATCATTTAATTCTGTTACTATTACTGGAACTGGTAATGGGTCTGGTATCAATAATATTGTTAATACTGGTGGTTACGCAAGTATATTCGGTCAAGGTGGTAGAACCACATCAGGATCAGGTAGCAATATTGCAATAGGACAGAGTTTTCAAATAAAATTAAATAGTCCTATTACACCAAGTTCCACTAATGCAGGTGGTATAAGATATGAGGTTCAAATGAATTTCTGGAACACAAGTAATTTTTACACGACGAGTTTTGATATAGTTTTCTTTCCATTTAGATGGGGTGGGTCAAATTGGACGAATAATTCTGCACCTACATCATACGGCATTTATAATGTGAATAATAAGATTAATGGTAACGGCAGTTTTAATTACCAAGATAATCAATACTCACTCTACGGACGACAATATTGGACTTATAATCAGGTTTTTGAGGGTGTATCTGGTGCGAATGGGTATTTGAGAGGTGGAACTGATTATTGTATAATTGAACTTTATATACCAGATGCATCTTATTACTGGTCTGGTTATTGTTTATGTAAGGATTCTCAATTTGCTGAAAACAACGGCAAGGGTTCAAGAATTTTAGTTATTACTACTTAATTGTTTCAATTATTTTAAAATATTCTGTATATATATAAGAAATGAGTGAATCTACGCCCCCAACTGAAGATGTACCTGTATTTAATCCAGCATACTTTACTACGCCATCGTCGTTTTCACAACAAAGTTTAGATTATTTGGACGCTAATTATTTGAAATTCCCAATATCACAAGCAACTCCAGAAGTATTTAGTAATGGTTTATCAACCTTGAATGATATTATATTTTCGTCGGCAGTAGCACAACGACGGCAACTTACGAATGTAGAAAATATTATTATGACTCCACTTGCGTCTGGTGGTGCAGGTTATATTCAATTTCCAGATGGAACACAACAAACAACCGCAGGAGGAGGAGGCGGTGGATCGGTAACTAACCCTATGACAAGCGATTTAGATGGTGGTACTTTTAATATCACGAATACAACTACTCTTGCTACTACAAATCTTAATAATAGTTATAATAACCAGACAACCGCCCCTATCTGGTATGATTGGGGAGCAGTATCTCCACAAGATTATTTGGTAGCAACCGCCACTCCAATAGCAGACACACAAGGTAACATTCAATTTTCAGTAATGTGTAAAGATGCTGGAGTAAGACAATCATTTACGATTCAAGTAATCGGTTTTGCAACAAGAGGCGTTATACGAGTTATTAACCATCAATTTGAAGCAGATACGCCTATTTTTACTACTTGTATTTTTGGTAGTGATGGTGTGAATAATGTAATTGCCCTTACTTGTGGAACGCCATCTGCGACTTGTGAAATTCAGTTTAGTGACAACTTTGAAGATGGTGGTGGGTCTGGTACAGCAGTAGCATCATTCGTACCTAAAGCAACCGCAGGAGCAGTAACACTTGCAACTACTTTTGCGTCAATACCATTAAATAATAGTTCTGCTGGAACATCAGGTAGTTGGAATGTTGGAAATGTTCTAACGGCACTTGATACTCAAACAACCACTTTATCCACTACAAGTGTGCGTAATAATACTGGTAATGACATTCAATTTTTAAATAATATTTTTATGAATAGCAACGATATTAAAACGGCAAATGTTATATCCGCTACAAGAGTAAATACAGACCAACTTGGTGATAATGGTTCTGGTGATGTTTCATTACAATCTGCTTTAGATACCAACGGACAAACAATAAGAAATGATGCAGGAGACGATATACTCTTTGCTGACAATATAGACCTTAATGGTAGTGATTTGAAAAATGTTGATGAAATAACTCCTGTAGCAGGTGGCGATGTAAATGTGAAAGGTGATATTGATATGTTTAATAATGCAATCATTAATGTAGATAATATCAAAACCGATTCTATTTTTGAAAATACTTTGGGAAATGGTGTTGTTATTCACGACCAAGTAAGTATGACAAATAAAAAAATTACGAATTGTGCTGACCCTACATTAAATCAAGATGTCGCCACCAAATTATATGTTGATACTACCGCTGGTTCAAGCGGAGTTCAAAATCCTATGTTAAGTAATTTGGATTGTGGTGGTTTTAATTTGAATAATTGTTCTGGTGTTACCGCTACTACGATCCAAAATATTGATGGTGGTAATATGTTCTCAAAAGGTACATTTCAACACGGAGGTATTGCTATTGGAGACTTTGGAGTAGGTGGTGACACAATAACCTTTCAACCGAGTTCCACTTGGAGTATCAAAAATTTTGGTGGTTCAACGACTTACTTTGAATACGACCAATCAACGCAAACTTTTGGTGCTAAAACAGGTTCTACTATAGATGTAAATACAGGTGCTATTTTACAGACATCAGGAGGAACAATTAATACAGAACAAGGACTTTTTATTCTTGGTAATAGTGGAACAATTGTATCAACCGCAAATGAATTAAAATATTATGATGTAGGAGGTGGAGCAGACCAGTATTTATATTTTGCAGGTGTTAGAAATAGTACCCCAAATATCCCCAGATTAGTCGCATCAACTTTTCAATTTAGACTTTTTAACCAAGATGCTACTATAAATGCCCCATTAGATACGGCAACAGGTTGGAACGCAGGGTCTAATGGTGCTATAATACCTTTATACGCTTACGACTCACTTGTTTATTCCGTAGGGTTACCGAGTGGTGTTAATAATCACGATAATAATGTATTTCCTTATAGTGGTTATTTGACAGGTGTAGGTATCAATAATGGTTCTAATCTTGGAGGTTGGGTTTGCACCGGTATCGCAGAGGTAGAGTTAGTTTATACAAATATATCAGTAACAAATGCGTCGTTTGTTCCCCCAGTTCTAATAGCGTCTGCTGGAAATACTTTTACAAGTGAATCAGTCCGATTAATACCATCACAATACGCAAGAGCGGATTTTCCAGCAAAACAGGGTATTGAATTATCACTACGATTAAACATAAGTGGTGCTGATACGATTGATATACAAGACATACAAAACGCATCTATTAATGCAAGTTCCTATCTAATAGCAGAAATACCGATGATTTAATTTCTCTCTCTAATATATAGATAATGTTAAGTGAGACATTCTGGATAGCATTTGTAGGCACGATGACCGGCTTTTTATTGAAACTTGTGAGTATGGCTTATAAAAGCAAATGTAAAGAATGTTCGTTATGTGGGTGTATTAAGATAGTTAGAGATATTGATGCTGAAACAGAGGAACACGAATTTGACCGGTTAAATCCTCCATTAAATAGGAGTCCATCAAATAAAAATATTGATTTAGTTTAGTTTAATTTAAATATTTAGTAAATATATAGATTAAATGTCAGAACCGACGAATAAAAAACTTTATGAAAAAGTCAAGAAAATGGCTGATGAAAAGTATAAGAAAAACTCTGCTTATAAAAGTGGTTATATTGTGAAAACCTATAAAGAGATGGGAGGTAAATATAAAGGAGAAAAGAAAGAAAAAGAGGGGTTAGACCGGTGGTTTGCTGAAAATTGGACTGATATAGGCGATGGTGACTATCCGGTTTATAGACCAACAAAAAAGGTTACAAAAGATACACCACTTACCCCAGATGAAATAAAACCAAGTAATCTGAAAAAGCAGATAAAATTAAAACAAGAAATAAAGGGTAAAAAGAATCTACCGAAATTTGAACCTAAAGAGGGAACAGGATTACCGGCTGGTGACATAAAAGTATTACTGGATAAATCGTATGAGAAAAAACCAAGTGATTATGATAACTATAAAGTGGATAAAAAATTATCCGGTCAAAGAGTCCAAGTATATTTCAATCCAGAAATTAATAAGGCTGTAGTAGTGCATCGTGGAACTGCATCAATTCAAGATTGGGGGACAAATTTAGCGATGTCATTCGGTCACAAAGGAAAACGATTTAATCACGCAAAAAAGATTCAAGACCAAGCAGAGGAAAAGTATGGTAAAGATAATATTATTACGATGGGACATTCACAAGGAGGTCGGTGGGCTGAATTATTGGGACGAGATACAAATGAGGTAATCACACTTAATAAACCTACATTACCTATTGACTTGATAAAAGGCGATAAAGTTCCAGAAAACCAGACTGATGTTAAAACCGGTAAAGACCCAGTAAGTATATTTAGGGTATTACAAGGAGGTAATGAAATAGAACATATTACATCACCGATGTTGGCTAATCCGATTTTGGAGCATTCTGTTGAGGTTTTGGATAGAATACCTCACGAACAAATAATAGGTATTGAAAACATACCAGAAGAAACTCTTGAAAGTGCAGTAAAAACCGGTGATGGCTTATATAAGATTCTTCCATATACATTAAGACAAGCAAAAAAATTAGGCGTAATTGTCAAACCCTCTAAATTAAAAAATAAAAAGATTGATGTATTCAAAGATGGTAAAAAAGTAGCATCGGTAGGTGGAAAGGGTTACAAGGATTATCCAACTTATTGGAAAACAGAGGGTAAAAATGTAGCCGAGAATAGGCGTAGATTATACAAAAAAAGACACGAGAAAGATAGACACGAGGTTGGAACTGCCGGATATTATGCCGACCAGTTACTTTGGTAAAAAATAAAATATTTAGTTAATATATAATAGAATGACGAAATGGACTGATTTTGTAAAACAATTTAGTAAAGAAAGAGGTATCTCTTACAAAGAGGCGATGTCACACCCAGATGCAAAAGCCGGTTACAAATCCGGTGGTAAGATTCATTTTAAAAGTATGAAAGAGGTTAAGCACGAATTTCAACACCCTAAAGAATTTGTTGGGGGTGCTGTATATTTAGATAGTCAAGGACAACCTCACGGCGTTGGTTCTGATAGACGAGGTGGTGCTGTTACTCAAGGCGAGGTTATGAAACACATTACTCACAGAGGTAGAGGCAGACCACGAAAGGATACATCAGTAGGTCACGCAGAGGCACAAGCAGTTCAGGATATTGCTGGTAACTGGGTTATCCCAAGTAAGATGAAAGCCGATAAACAAACACCGGCACATCAGAATCCATCTTTGGTATCGCATAAAAGAATCAAGAAAAATATGCAAGACCTTGCAACCAAAGTAGAAAATATTGTGGATAGAGTTACTCACAAACCAGATGTAGCACCGGAGGTTTTGAGTAGAGACCCTTTGATAAGACGCAAAGGGCAACGAGTTGGGGGTAGTTTAGCATCTGCCTTAAGACACGCTGGAAGTTCAGATGTCGTTCAAATGGGACAAGAGCGTAGTTACACAAGACACATAAATAATCTTGGATTAGGAGCAAATGCAGGTAAGGGCTATATTTCTTTGTAATTTACAAGTGTATTAATATTATTACAATTGTAAATGAAATAACCTTTGGTAAATCTATTGAACCGGTTTGTTGTTTGTTTCTGTTACATTAATAGCATTATCATATACCTCTTGGGGTATTTCCTCATCTGCTAAAACAACTACTTTATGTGGGAATAAATCTCTATTAAACATTCGTCTTTTTTCATTATCAAATATTTTTGCGTATTCCTCTGTTAGACAAGTGACTAAATGGTCTAATAATTTCTTTGTGATTGGAATTGTATTAAGGATTCTGTCTTTAGCAGTTTCCATTACCTCTTTTATTTCCGGTGGAATGGAGTCTCTAAATGATGCGTCCTCAATTTGTAAAAGACCAATAAATAGAACTGATAGTGTATAACCGATAAATAGCCAAAGACAGGCTTTAGTAAGTTGTTTTTGGTCTTTACCATCTTTGAGGGATTCACTAAAATCTCTGTATAAAAGTATGTTTCTTGCATCATCACTTAAGCACAATTTACCCTCTTTGAATTCTACTAAATCCATTATAGCACCTACAAATTGATATAGTAGGACATCATTAGTAGAATCATTTTTATAGTTTTCCGTAGAAATTGCTAAAACTTTTGCGAGTTCCTCCTTATTCTCAATTTTACTCATTTTATATATATACATCAGAAAAAAAATATCTTTATATTGTATATAACGGAATGGAAAAGCCACAACTTTATCGTAGTCCGACGATTGACTTTAGGGGTGAGGAATCAGAATTATTTGAACCTTTAAGCCCAGATGTCATACAAGCACAAGCAGGTAAATACCCTTATAAATCTATTGGTTTTTTTGGAGAGGCTGACCCTACTGCTGATTTGCAACCAGTTCCAAAAAAAGAACCAAGAGGTTATGAGGAGGAAAAATTTTCACACGATAGATATGTTCCTACATCTCACCAAAAAGAATCACCGGTAACATCTGATATGTCCTTTGATGATTTGATGAAAAAATTAGGAGCAGACCAAGAAACACAAGACGCATTAAAAGATATAGACCAGAGTCAGGCAGAGGATTCCGGTGGAGTGGATACTTATGCACCAAACGAGGAGGATATTGACCCAGAGGAGGTAGAGAGAATATTCTCTAAACTTGGTGCGAGTGATGAGTATCACAAGTATTTCCAACAAGGTGGTTCTGTAATACCATTTGCACCGGTATCATCATATCATATGATAGGACAAGGAATATATCCGGCGTAATATATAAAATGCCGAATCGTTCATCTTTAGGAGAAATAAAATATTTAGCATATATATATGAAAACTACAGAAATCAAGAAAAATCAAAACTTAAAAAAGGCGAGACTGACAGCCGGACTTGTAAATGAGGTTCATTACGAGCCAATTATAAAAGAATGCTTTGAGGGGTTTGGTGACATACTACATACAGAGGGGAATAATGACTATTTTGATTGGGAATGTGAAAGTGCTATCTGGGAACTAAAAACAAGGTTTAAGAAAAGCACCGATTTCAAAGATACTATTATTGGTTATGATAAAGTCTGTTATGGGTTAGACCAAATTAAAAAAGGGAAACAGGTGTTTTTGCTATTTGCTTTTACAGATAAAGGGTTATTTTATTGGGAGTTGTTACCAGAGAAACTTACTGCTTTAAAGGTGGATATTAATGGGTGTCATATCAGAAAAGACCGAAAAGAATATCTACACATACCGGTAGATGATTTAGAACATTTGGACGACACTTTACCGATAATGAATCAAAAATATACGGACTTAAAAAGTAAATATGATTTGGGGAGAAAAGTATTTAAAGGGATTACTTGTATGTAACTTGTATTATATAATGTTGGTATATTGTATAATAGATGGTAGCACTAACTAATTTTGAAATAGAGGATATATGTAAGCAAATGCAGTTGCCTATTGTAGGTGTTTATAGTAAAGATAAATTACCAGAAAAACGATATATAGGTAGTTATTATGTTAATTTGGAAGACCATAATGCTGGTGGGGGGTCACACTGGGTTTTTATGAGAATCTTTCCAAATAAAAAAGCCATTTATATGGACTCATTTGGCGTGTTAGCACCGGTAGAAATAAAGGACTTTTTGAAACCTTTTAGACCCTATGCTACAAATAATAGGCATTTCCAAGATAATAAAAGTAGTATGTGTGGCTACTTTGATATTGCTTGTGATAAATTTTTTGAATATGATGCAAACAAAAAGAAATCGGTTGATGAAAATTTTGACGACTTTCTCAATATGTTTTCTATCAATAAATTAGCGAATGATAAGATTGTTATGGAATATTTAAAGAAATAATATATTTAGGCAAATCTATATAAAAATAATCTAATATCTATATATAGCAAAGAAATGAGTGAATCTACTGAACCGAAAAAGTATTACACCCAGAGTGTCAAGAAAGCAATCTATAAATACAGAGAAAATAATAGAGATAATTATAATGAGAGACAACGAAATTATTATGCTGAAAAAACCTCAAATGAGGAATGGAAAGCAAAATTTAACGAGCGATGTAAAATTGCGAATCAAAAATACCGGAAACTAAAAGCAGAGCAAAACCCACCTAAACCCAGAGGCAGACCAAGAAAGGTTTTACCTATAGTTCCAGAAAGAACTGATAACGAAATTTTTTCTGCTGTTAGTGTATAAAGAATGCGAGAAATATGCTATGATTGTATGAAATGGGGTAGTTTTACAGACCAAATGAAAGCATTTAATAGGGAACACAATACCAATCATACTTTAGAAAGTTTTGCAAAATTGGTTTTATCCGGTAAAGGAAACTTTAGGGAACGCACAAAGGACAGAGCCAGATTCTACTTGAATGTAATATTGAAAAAAGGAGGTTCTACTTACGCACACAGGTTAGCAAGACGAACAAAAAATACCTTTAGTCAAATAAATGATGCCTTGAATAGTCCAGAGGCACAGAAAGTAGGAGAGGTTATGACTGAAATGGCGGAGTTCGGTCTTGGTGCATAAACGCAGTAACATTTGATAAATGGAATACAGGGTAATTGTATTTATCAAAAAATTGAAAAATTGAAATGCTTTAGGGATTTATTAGAATATCAAATATATATTTTAATAAAAAATTGATTTAAATAAATTATATATATAGTATATATATAAAAGATGCCGAGACGACAATTTCCAAGATTAAGGGGTTTAGCAAATAATCGCCGTAGATTACTTGAGTATGTTGGATATAGTTCCATCAGAACTTTCAGACGAGACAACGACGGATATAACACCAACGACCAAGCCTATAGGGATATACTCAATCTATACAATCAACAACAAGACTTATTAGAAAATCAAATACGAGACGAACGCAGAGCATTACAGCAACAACAGAGAACAACCAATAGACTAACAACAAATTTGATGAGACAAGTCAGAAATCGTATTGAGACACCATCTCAAGCAGAACAAACCATTAATGTGGATTTGAATGCATTACGAGACTTGAGACCATTATTTAACCAATTGATACCGGAACTGACAAACAGAAATAGGAGAATGTATATGAAAAGCGGACAAAGAATTTATATGTTGAATTCTCAAACCATTCCCAGATTGGAGCAAGTATTCCAACCAGAATATATTGTAGAGCAAGTGGATAGTGCGACGGAGATTCTTGTAGCGATTAATGAGGCTGGTGGTGATTTTGATTTGGTATTGTTACCTACTGATATAGAGGGAAACCAACAAGTTGAGGGTGGATTGTTTCCATTCAATCATTTATTAGATAAAGTGGATTTGAGGAGATATGCAATATTCCACAAAAATACTAATTGGGGTGATGAATGTAACGACCACAATTGTCTTATCACATCTTTGAAATCTGCGGATATTGATACTACCGGTGTAGAGGAATATGTGAAAAATCAGTTTGTCCCACAAAAGTATTTGAAAAGTATTGCTGGTGTTATCAAGAGATATATTATTGTAAAACCTTTGTATAGTGATAAAGGTGGTAATAATTTGCGAAAATATGGAGATGAGAAAGACCCAGTATTGAATCTTGGTTTGGTAAAATCTCACTATTTCCTAATTGAACCAACTGAATATACCGGTTATGCAATCCAAAATTACTTTGATGTTTGTGATGAAAAAGACTTTAATATAATCTATAAAAAGCAAACCTATTATAAAAGAGATGCAACAAGAAAGATTGATAGTTTTGCACTTATAAAAATATTATTGGAAAATGAAAAAACACACTTATGTAAGTTTGAGGGATTGGAAATATACAAGATGAATAACTACACAAAATACGAGGAGGATATATTCAAATCGTTAGATTATGATGATGGAATTCACGAGTTTGTGTTTGATAAAAAGGCTGGTGGTATTATTGAGAAAAATGAAAATGGCTGTTTGGAAAGAAACAAACCGAAAGATAAAAATAAAAAGCGTAAAGTATTAGGTATAGATTACTTTGATTTTGAAACATCTACAAAAAGAAAAGATGGGATTCAAGTGAATCACAAACCATATTTGGTGTGCTGTTCTGAACTAAATGGTGGATTTTATGGTGATGATTGTGGTAAAAAATTGTTGGATTATTATACACACAAGTATGGTATAGAATTAGATGATTATCCAGATGAAACTGAATCACTACCGGTATTCATTTTGATAGCCCACAATAGTGGTTATGATTTCAGGTTTCTCTTGGAACATTTTAGTGATATTACTACGATTGAAAAGGGAACTGGATTGATGACTGCAAGATGCACTTACTATTATAGAAAGTATAACAAGTATGCACCTAAAGGTGAAAGAACATCAGTCAAGAAATTAGTGTTTGAGATTAGAGATAGTTTGAAAATGATAAATATGCCGTTAAGTAAATTTGGTAAGAGTTTTGGAATGGAGATTAAAAAAGAGATTCTACCTTATGACTTATACACAGAGGAAAATATAGCAAAGAAATTTATTGATGTTGATGAGTGTTTATCATTCCTACCGGAAAACTTACATAAGGAATATTTGGCGAATGTAAAGGCTTGGGATTGTTACTACAACAAAAAGAAACAGATTGACATTCTGATGTATTCTTATATGTATTGTAGAATGGATTGTGCTGTTTTGAAACAAGGTTATGAAAAATTCAGACAATTATGTTTAGATGCAATTAACTTGGATATATTAGACCACATTTCATTAGCAAGTGTGTCAAATGAATATTTGGTAGTAAATGGTTGTTATGATGATGTATTGAAAGTGGCTGGTGTTCCGAGAGCATTTATTCAGAAATGTATTGTAGGTGGTAGAACTATGACTGCTGAAAATAAAAAATATAATATTCAAGACAGACAATTAGCGGATTTTGATGCGGTTAGTTTGTATCCAAGTGGTATGGCGAGAATGAAAGGGTTTCTGAAAGGAAAACCAAAAATCATTACCGGTAAGTTCAAGCCAGATTCTTATGATGGATTCTTTGTATGTATCAGAATCACAGATGTGAAAAAGCATTTGAAATTTCCATTATTGAGTTATATAAATGATAAAGGTGTGAGAACCTTTACGAATGATATGGCTGGTAGAATTGTATATATTGACAAGGTTGGTTTGGAGGACGCTATCAAGTATCAAGGAATTGAATATGAATTTGTGAATGGTTACTATTATGATGAGGGACACAATCCTACTATCAATAGTGTAATCAAGCATCTATTTACAGAACGCTTGAAATACAAAAAGCAAGGAAATCCTTTGCAATTGGTATTTAAGGAATGTATGAACTCATCATACGGAAAATCTTATTTAAAGCCAATAGATACCGATAACGACTATGTTAAAAACGATGACTGGTTAAAGTTCATTAACCGAAATTTCAATTTGATAAAACAAGCCACACCATTAGCAAATGGAAAAGGCTACAAGGTTACTTGTCAGAAACCGGTCAATAGACATTTCAATAACGCACAAGTAGGCGTTGAAATATTGTCAATCACAAAACGAATTATGAATGAGGTTATGGTATTAGCAGAGGACTTGGACTTGGATATATTTTATCAAGACACAGATAGTATTCATATTGAGGAAAAGAATATTAAGACATTAGCCGATGAATATGGAAAGATTCACGGACGAGACTTAATAGGTAAGCAAATGGGACAATTTCATACTGACTTTGACCTTGATGGGTCTGTGGGTGACATCGTGGCTGTCAAGAGTATATTCTTGGGAAAAAAGGCTTATGTGGATAAACTGAAAAGCAAGGACAAAGATGGAAATGATATTTATGGCTATCATATCAGATTAAAAGGTGTGCCGGAAAGTAGCATCAAATATAAAGCCGACCAAGACTATGGTGGTGATGTTTTCAAGATATATGAGGAACTATTTGCAGGGAATCAGATTGAGTTTGATTTGTTAGCAGTCAAACCGAAATTTGAATTGAAACGAGATATGACTATAGTCAGTAAGAGAGAGTTTAAGAGGAAAGTGAAATTTTAAGATATATTATTTAATGTCTAAAACTACTTAAACAATTGAGATATATAATATATATAATAAGATGACGATTGACTACTATGATGATGCATTTTTAAAGACTTGTCCTCAAGAGGTAATTCAGGAATTATATTGTAATCAATATGACGAGAGCAAAAATATTCCAGCAATAGATAGGGAATGTGGTGAATATGGTAATGGAGTTTGGTTGTATAAATTATATATCTATACCGATAAAAATGGAATGACTGATTATTCCAAATATTTTGTAAGAATATGTTAAATAATTTGTGATTGAATTAGAGTAGCATTTTGATTTTATATTTTAACATTTAAGACCATAAAATTTATCTATTTTTTTATGGTCTTGACGAATTTTATTTTTTGAAAAATATACGCACTATT